GTAACGACAGCGGATTAGGATGATAGTCCCCTACTGTGGGTAGATATGAGACAGGGGAGCAGGCGGCGAAGTTAGCACCTGTTATCGATAAGGCTGGCGGGTTAATCGACGGTGACGTGATTATGATGGCCAAGCTTAGGATGGCTTGGTCTTCTCTGGATCAATGATTATATTAAATACTGCTAATACATAATTAATATATATAAGTGGAAATTATGCGTTATAAAAATATAAATATGAATATGCCAATAGAATTAAATGGTGATGTCGACAATCTTAACAATAAAATATTTGATCTATTTGAAAAATTAGACGTCCGTGAGGATATTGGCGCATATAGCCTATTATGTTGTTCTGTTGCCGTAATTTCAATGATGTCCGACGCTAAGGAAATACAAGCTATGTTTGATATTGCTGCAAAAATAGCTATTAAACAGAGTCAATCAAAAAATTCTGGTATGCATTAGCAAAATAACAGGGTAATAAAATGAACACACAATCCACACTACTAGACCACTTACACACACTGCTTAAAGGCAAGCAGAACGATGCTAAATTATCTATGCGATTAGGAGTGCAAGCGCCAGTTATTAGCAAGATTCGTGGCGATACACTGAAAATCGGCGCTACGTTTATTCTTGCAGTGCATGAGGAATTTGATATCACTACTGCTGAGATACGCGAATTGGCCGGATTGCAGCCTGCTTATGTGCGAGGTGGATAATGATAAAACATTTTATTTATGAAGTTGTTATTCCAATGTTTGTTGTAATGTTTCTTGTTTTTTTGACCGGATTTTTTTATGAGGCAATCCAAAAAAATTCAATGACAGGGCTAGGATACGATGCAAAAATTGCAGGATTAAATTGCGTCGCAAAATATAAAGGTAGATGGGTTTATTGCAGTGCGATATTAAGAAACCAAGTCGAAGTAATTAACAAATGAAGCTGCTATCAAGCCCGTTACTATTTGACTATACGATATTAGCTTTATTTGTATGCGCTGCTATGAGGCATATCTATGATGCCAACCTTCCAAAAGCCATGTATTGGGCTAGTGCTGCTGTGCTTAACGTGTCAATATTGATGATGGGGAAATGATGTTTATATATACTTTGCACGATGTGATTGGACTAGGTTTGCTGGCAATTTTCGGATCAATGGCCGTTGCAGGCATTTCATACATAATTATATGTGATCTTGTGAGTGGTTTTCGTAAAAAACTAGCGAAACTGAGGGGGAAATGTGGCACAAATGGCAGCGCACTAAAATCATGAAGTGTGAAAATTGCTTGTCAGACACTGGCAAATACACGAAGTCGCTAGAGTGCTGCGAACTGCGAATGATAGCGAAATCACCAAGGCACAATCAAAAAATGATGGCTGACAAAATGACTCAGCGAGAGCGTGACGAATTTAGGCCACTGGTACTAGCTGAAATTAATAGATTGAGAGAGGTTCGGCGTGTTAAAGCAACCTAATTCGAGAAAAACCAGATGCGATGTGTGCGGCGGATTTTGCGGCGGTAATAAGCAACGTGGATGCAAATTTTCAGCTAACGATGCTAAACGTCGTTCAAATGAGCTTTTTGGAAGTGCAGTTGCATCACTTCCAATCAACAGCGCAACAAGAAGCCTATAGGGTTTGATATTGAACCATCAGAAAACACCGAACCCTATGTCTCTGTAGGGTTCCAATTTTAAATATTTGTGAAATTATTTTTTTGCTCGATGAGGAATAGTTTCCAAAGTCCAAGCGGCATTGGATTTTGCCCGTACTCCCAAGCGCGCCAAGTGGATACAGATACAAGCACCATCGCAGCGCACGCGACTTGTGACAGGGTTCCGCGTGCTGCGATGATCTGGTCAGGTGTAGGGCTGATGTATTTAGTCATCTTTTAAGCTGCCTATTACGCCAAAGCTTTTAGTGTAGCAAAATTTACTTTTTCATTGTGGTCGTTTAGCGCGTCAATCGACCATCCGTTTGTTCCTCTTGTACATTCCGAATTAATCGGACACTTGCCACAACCAGAGCCAACTTTTCCGTAATTTTTTTCGCACAATTGAATTGCTTCCGCGCTTAGTTGTATGAATTTATTTGTCATGATTACGCCGATTGCGATAGTCATTTTGTTTCTCCTGTTGTTGGGTTCGGTAATTCTGCACAACCAGCTGTTTCTATTGATCGTCGCCATCAACATCTGGAGAAAACTTCATCTCATAAGGCCATAATTCAACGGCCTTTTGAGCAGGAACAACATATCCTCCTGCGACTTCATGCTCACTCAAAAATTCTTCAAATTTAATTTCAGCTTCTGTTTTTATTGCGATAGTCATTTTGTTTCTCCTAGTTTTGGGCTTGTGTATTTTGTCATTCCGTAGCGTATGTATCAAGAGCACAGCAGAAAAAATCATTCCAGTGAGCTGATGTTTGCATATTCATTCCATATTTTTCATCAAGCAAAATAGCAGCTTCGCGAGCAATATCGCAACGATCTCTACCGTCACTCAGAGCAGCTACAACACGGCAAATGACTTTTTTGTCTTCGCTTAACGTTCTCGATGCAGACATTTTGTTTCTCCTGTTATTGGACTTGCGTTATTGCCTGTCCATGTGAAGCAGTATATCACATAATATGTGATACGCAAGAACTATTTAATATATTTTCAAAATAAATTGCAGCATATCAAATGAATATTTTGCTTTATACAAGCGCATAAGAGACAATGGGGATAGATAAACATAAGCTGGACAATCTGAAAAGAACCCAGAAACCAAAATGGTCATACATATAGAGAGTAAGGACTTTGCATTATATTTCATCGTGTTTGGGCATTATGATGCGCAACACGATGTATTAAAGTCGAGCACATGGCGCGTTAGATTTGGCGCAAAGCTTTTCGGTAAATGGAAAGTTAATCATGTCGGCTGAAAACTAGAATCAAATGAAACTTGAAAAAAATTCAAAAAATCAAGAGCACGGCGGCGCACGCAAAGGCAGCGGCAGAAAGCCTGGCGCAGCGACTAAGCTAACGAAAGAATCGAGAGCTATTGCCGCAAGTCTGGGTAAAACGCCACTTGAAGTCATGCTTGAGATAATGAATGACACAGATGACGAGCGCCTGAAGCTCACAGCAGCACAAGCTGCAGCGCCATACGTTCATGCAAAATTGTCAAGTGTCGAGCTGAAAGGCACTGGCGAGAATGGTGAGCATCTAATAAAAAACATCGCTGTAACGTTCGTAAAGCCAGATGCAAGCTGATATTCAATTCCCTGATGCTTTGCAATTTCTGTTTGAGCCTAAGCGGTACAAAATATTATACGGTGGGCGTGGTGGTGCTAAGTCGTGGGGCATTGCTAGGGCGCTGTTAGTCATCGGCGCGTCTAAGTGTTTGCGTGTACTTTGTGCGCGTGAAATGCAAGTATCGATAGGGCAGTCAGTCCACAAACTACTTAAAGACCAGATCATAGCACTAGGGCTGGAGGACTTCTATGAAGTGCAGCAATATTTGATTCGTGGCAAGAACGGGACTGAGTTCACATTCCATGGTCTAAAGCACAACATCGCAAATATTAAGTCAATTGAAGGAACGGATGTTTGTTGGGTGGAAGAAGCGCAAACGGTAAGTAAGTCATCGTGGTCTACGTTGATACCAACGATTAGAAAAGATTACTCAGAGATATGGATTAGCTTTAACCCATCGCTTGAAGCGGATGAAACGTATCAGCGATACGTAGTCAAGCCGCCGACAGACAGTATCGTGCGCAAGATCAATTGGCAAGATAACCCGTGGTTCCCAAGCGTCCTAAAGCAGGAGATGCAGGACTTAAAGGAATTAGACTTCGACGCTTATATGAACGTGTGGGAAGGCCATTGCAAACAGACTCTAGACGGTGCGATCTACGCTAATGAAGTGCGCAAAGCGACGACAGAAGGCCGATTTACACGTATTCCTTACGATAGCAGTAAGCCAGTTATCACGTTCTGGGACTTAGGCCGCGCAGATAAAACCGCAATCTGGTTCGCGCAACAAGTCGGCTTTGAGTATAGAATGATTGACTATTACGAGAATCAGGGTCATGCGCTGGCGCACTACTTGAAAGTGTTGCAGGAGCGGGCATATTTATACGGTGAAGTATGGCTACCACATGACGCTGAGAACGAGTTACTAGCAAGTGACCGGACAATCTCGCAGCAGGTAACGGCAGCAGGCTACAAGGTTCAGATCACGCCTAAGACAAGCATAGTCGAAGGAATCGAAGCGGCTAGAGCATTCTTCGGTTCATGCTTCTTTGATAGTGACAAATGTTCTGATGGGCTGCAATGCCTGCGCAACTATCGATACGACGTTGATCCAGACACACAGCAATACAGCACGAAACCATTGCACGATTGGGCGTCTCACGGCGCTGATGCTTTCAGATACGCAGCTATTTCTATGCGAGTAAAGAAGGCCAAGAAAGAACGCACGAAAACCGCAATTACAGGATGGATGGGGTGATGCAAATATTATTCAACGTGTTCGGCTGGTCTATTAGGATTGCCAATTTCGGCATGTTCAAAGGCGCGAAAATAAAACATGCGTTTCAAATTCAATTAAATGGATTTAGGTTGTATAGCTGGACATTCTTAATCTGGAAGATTAAATAATGGATAACCTTTGACTATCGTCATAACTAATGAGATAGAATTACAGAATCTTAACGCTGTGAAGCGCCGGAGCTATGGATTACGAAAACGAAATCACTAAAGATAGTGACGAGCACGAGAAATTGGAAGGTGAAAACGTCGGCTCTAAGTCGAAGTGGCCTGCTATCCATAAGCAAGCACTTATTGACTTTAAGCTATGTCAAGATGCTGAATCAGACAATCGTGAGAACGCTCTTGACGATCTTAAGTTTGCGCGTCTTGGCGAGCAATGGCCGGAAGATGTAATTCGTAAACGCAAGATTGAAGGTCGTCCATGCATGACGTACAATCGCATGCCAACTTTTATACGTCAAGTTGTCAATGATGGACGACAGAACAAGCCAGCAATCAAAGTACATCCATCCGATGATGAAGCAGACCCGAAAACCGCAGAAGTAATTAACGGGCTGATTCGCAACATTGAATACAGCTCGAATAGTGAAGTAGCTTATGACACGGGCCTAGATTTTGCCGC